CTCGATAGCTAGATAGTAAACGAATCCAGCCGCGATGGTGATCGCCAGTACACCGGACGCCATCAACTTCACACCTGCGCCAGCTGTCACGAGTGTAGCGAGACTGTTCTGCGCTGTAACTGACGCTGGCCTCGCACCACCAGCCGCGAACGCACGATTGTAGCACGTCCACGTGATGTCGTTCGCATCACCAACATCAGCACACACTTCGATCTTGGTGATGGTACAGCCGACTGGGATGTCCACGTCCGCATACAAGCCATCCGTATCCGTGAAAGCATACAGACGGCCTGCTGTGTAGACTGCTTCTTTCCCGATCGTTGTCGTCTTGAAATCAGCAAACGAAATCAATCGCTGCTTTCCAACGACTGGGTCCTGAGCATCCGCCTTGAGCTTCCACGGATCAGCCATCACATCAACGACGATATCAGCAGCACGATCGCCGATATCCACTCGCAGCTTGCGAATGTGATTGTCGATGTTCTTGGCTTGCTCACTCCCCGGTGGATCAGTTACATTCCACGGATTGGTGTGCGGCATTCTTTCCTCTTATTTGAAGCGTATCCACTCGCAATAGATTGTGTTCGCGAGTGTACCGAAGTTGTCCATGCCGATCATGATTCGACCAGGAGCGCCGCCAAGATGTGTTGCTGCTGTCTCAGAGAACCAGTCAACGAACGAATCATCAATACCGCTAAACGAGAATGAGCATGTGACGTTCGTACCATTGTAGACCCATCTCAGATAGATGGGTGCCCATAAGGCGCCTGAGAAGTTACCACCACTACCTGCTGAGGTACGTGTACCGGGAGCTGAATACTTATCGACTTCCAGGTTCGTCGCAGTCCATGGTGTAGCACACGACGAATAAAAGTTGATGAAATTACCAGCACCAGATGCATTCCTTCTGAGCCCTAGTCCGCCTGCTCCAAACGTACCAACTACGATACGTCGAAGTATCTTACAAGTTACCGTGAAGTTCGCAGCAGGACACGCAAACTCAGTACCTACGTAGTCTGCTGAGGCTGACGCGTTTGATCTGATGCGGAGTAATCTGTTGACAATCGCCGGTGCAGTACCCGGAGAACCAACAGTCGTGCCACCAGAAAGCACGTTATCCCGCATAAACTCTTTATCGTAATTGACACCACTAAAGAGGACTGGAGATGATGGTGGTGTATCAGGATGATACGTTACCCAATCGGGAGGAACAACACCTGCTGGAAGATTTGCAGTTGGAACCTTAGCTGATGCATCCAACGGAGCATAACCGTTGACTGCTCCCTTATTTGCATCTAACTCATACTGTGTATGCGGATCAGGATCAGTCAGATGTGAGACAGGTACCGCACCAATGAATGCAGGGGTATAATCCCCAGCAACTGGAACGACAGCTCCCGAACGACCAGCAAAAGTAGTAACACCAGCGCCTCCGCCAACGCCGCCACCACCAGCACTCTGATGCCATTTACCGTCAGCGAACCTGACAAACCTGTAGGTGACACCAGCCTCGAGATCCAAATCCAAACCATCTGCCGTAACGATCTTCGCGTTATCTTGGATGGTTGTGAATCCATCGCCAAGGATATCGATTCCTTGACCGTCTTGTCCATCGTCGAAATTGGTTATGAGTACGGGGGCAGTATTGCGAAACTGCAACCGCTCGACATTCATCACCGACGGAGTTGTATCCAACAACTTAGCCAAACGAATGAACTGTTTGTCTAAGACATTACGAGTAGCCTGAGCATTGACGACTTGCTCAGACTCAATTCTATCGAGGCCAGTACCGACTACATCGCTCCGATCTTCCGCCATACTCTCTCCAACCCCGCATGATGTTCAGCGGAATCAGTAAAAGGCTTCATGCCTTGCCAGTGCGCCGTACCGAAATACAGCGTACGCGAAAGATCAGATGGCGACTTCTTGATACCGTGAAACTGACCATGAGGGCGATCCTTCTCGTGCCAGTCGTATCCAGGATCGATCCCGTTCTTACGCATCAGTCGTGCTGACTCCTTCCACCAGGCCTCACTCACTGACCATTCCTTCTTCCTGCTAATGATATCTACAGCGACACAATAGAAGTGCCACCCATAGATTGCAGTGAATGCCCTCGTGGTGCCCTGCTCGAAATAGATCTCCTGCAAACGTTCTGATCTTGACGTCTCGAAGATGATGGGATCGAACGCTTCGCCATTCACCACGTCGATCTTACGAGCATCAAGTATGTACCCCTCTACACGCCCACGCATCGCAGGCGCGAGCACATCGATCCTATTCTGTCTGAGACTTGCGATCTCAACCCAGATCGAGGGAGCTTTGGTCGGGATATCAGTTTTTAACATTGCCGCCGTGGTTGCGAATCACAGACTTAACAAGCTCCTCGATGTTGATACGCTCTTGAAGCTGAGCAAGCTGAACGCGCAAGCCAGCATCACGCTCGGCTGCTGCGCGCTCATTGTTATGCAGCGTAGTAAGTACCGCGAGACGATCATCACGAATTTCATCACGCAATTCTTCCAACGATCTCGCGTTACTCGCAATACGCTCCCGCATCGTATTCCTATCGTCGATGGAACGCTGCATCGTGAGTTTCAGATTGTCAATCTCAGTTTCATGGGATTTGTTCTTCAGCTCCAACTCGTTGACTCTCGTGCCGACGTTATTCAAATCGGTCGTTACCTTGACCGAGTGACGCCATGCAATGAGTGTCCATCCTACAAGGATCGCGGTGGCCCCGAGCCACTGATTCAGTGTCGTAGGCAGAAAACCATCTTGTTGAATCATTCACTCACCAGATTTGAGAGGATGCTAACTCTGGTCTCTTCAGTGACCACGCTAGTATCAGGGCAACTCTCAACACTCGTGAGGGAGACAGACGATGTGGATTCTTCTGTGTCCTCAGTTATGTCAGGGCAATATTCAATATCCAGATCCACGATATCGCGTTCCATGTTGATACGATCAACAAGAACTGTACCGTAGACACCATCGCGGATGAGGTTCACACGAAAACCGAAGCCGTCCTCACCTGTACCAGCTTCGATCGTAGCGCTCAGCGGACCAGCCGAAACAACATCGAGAGTGAATGGGGGAACCTGATCTTCCACGTTGAAGATATCAGCACCCTCTCGATACGACAATGTAACAGGAAAGCCGAACAGGTTAAGCGGAATGAGTGCACTAGCTGGAGCTTGTCCGACGGCAAATGCATTGCCGGGGATCATGGATATCTACCCCATGCAAGCATCGCAACGATGGTCAACTGCTTGAGTGCGTTCTTTGCAATCTGAGTACCGAACGAGCATTGGAACATATACGCGTTTCCGTTCGTACCCCCGAACGCCATTCCACCAACACCAGTTCCAAAGTTGCCACGATTCGTATCCCAAAAGATCGTGTGCTGACGTTGGAACGATCCAGGCGTGTAGGCTGCGATACTGATCGACGTATGGATGGTTGTACCATCCTCAGTTCCAGCAATGGTGCTTGATGTCGTACCAAGAACGTTCGACTCTTTCAGATAGGAGCCTGTTGATCCACCAGCGAAGTAACCAGTGAGAGGAAACGCACCCCACGAGCCACTGCTGCTGATGTTCGCTGCGCGCACCGTATACGCGACAACGCCAACGCCAGTGATGGTCACGTTACCACTGACATCAACCGTTGGCGAGTACAAGCGCATGTTGTACGTGACTTGCAAACGCTCCGCTGACGTTTTGGTGATCGTCGTCGGAACACCAAAGCTGTCCTTGAGGACTTGACGTGTCCACATCGAACCGCCAGAAGATGCTGAGAACAACCCAATCTCAGCGAGGTTCCCGTTGGCGTTCGGTTCGAGGAATGTGAACTGAAACGTCTGCTGCCAATACGCGAAAGCTGGGCCAGAACTCGTACCAGTTGAATCACGAGTGATACGCGTACCGATCGGCGTTTGCAGCGTTGTATCTGAGTTCGCTGGCGCAGTACCACCAGTTCCCATTCCCGCATACGTCATGCAGGTGAGGGGTGTACCAGACTGGCCGATGAAATCGAGACCAGCATCTACGATCAGATTCGGAAAATCCAACTCACGCTTCACCGCGCCTGTCTTGGCGTCGATCAGCTTGATGTTGAACCAGCCTTGATATCGAGGAGTCGGAGTCTCGATCTCAAGGTACCTGCGCTTTGGGAGCCAAAGGTGGGGTGCCTCAGGAACCCAGATTCTACCAGGACGTTGGTTCATACCAGAGTTCCTGAAGTTGGAATCGCCATTGGACACTTCCACTCGTCAACGTCATACAAGGTATGCACGATGACCGCGAGGAAGAGAAGACCTGATGTTGGAACAGCCATCACTGCTTTCCATTCATCCATATCGTACAACGTGTGCGTTAGGATGATCTGGAACAGGATGCCTGAAGTTGGTACAGGGGCGACAGCTTTCCACTCGTCGATATCGTACAGCGTATGTACGATAACGATGTCGTGTAGATCACCACTTAGTGGAACTGATGCGACAGACTTCCACTCGTCTACCTGATCAAATGCATCCGGTGGATCACCAACTGGATCGGTATAACCAGGAGGCATCAGGTACTTGAGTACCTTCTCGATAAGTCCTGATAGCGGAACCGACTGACGAGAGGTCCAGTTCTCAGTTGGTAGAACGATCGGATACAGAACAGTTGCGATCGTCCCGAGTGACCATCTACCTAAAACTGGATCACGCACAGAGTAGATGATGACAACGCGACCAGATGTCGCCTTGTACACATCCTCAAGATACGTGTTCGGATAATCAAACTGTGTTGGCGTGAGTGGTCCCGGTATCTGACTCTCAGAATACCGAAAGTTTCCCCAGATGGTGGAATCCTGCGCGCTAGAAACCAGCGCAACCATCTTGAATCCAGTCTGCGAGTAGACTATGCCAAGCTCTCGCGTTGTTTCATCGACGCTTGTTGCGAATGAGTACTCGCTGATAACCGAGTAATCATCAGCAAGCGCCCGCAACTTAGCACCACCGAAGAACATCCGGAACGCTTCAATCTCAGCATAGTACACTGTTCGATCAAAGCGAATGATTGCACCGTAGTCACGATGACCAACCCACGGCCCGTAATCCTCAAGAAAGGAATCGTGTACGACTCCATTCATGTATCTACCAGGAACACCCGTCGCAAAGATCGGAGAACTCGTCTCACTCACCCGCAACGTGCCAGCACCTGATGCAATCCTGACGGTGTGATCCTGTGGATACGGCGTGAAGATATCCATCGCCGGTCCACTATATGGCGTCGGTATTGACTGATACAGTGTTGGCTGACCGTCAAGTGCAATCTCACCAGGCACGCCGATAGCGGGAGGATGCGCATAGGCCCATGTGACAGGCCCAACCATCGTCATTAGCGATGTGTCTGGGAGAGTTGGTGCTACCTGATTGACAATCCTCTGTGTAAGGTAGCGCTCACGTTGCTGACGCCAGGCCATGCCCACACCATCAACCAGATAAAACACCAAGATATCAGCATTAGCTGAGTCAAGAATGTCATCCAAGATGGCACGAGGAGTCCGGCCCGCTCCGAAGTTCGTGAGTACGTATCCCGCGACGAAAGGATCATAGTAGTAAATCCAGACCTCAGGACTACCGCCAACACCAGTAGCCCGCTCCATACACACCAGAATATGAGCCGATTGATCAAAGGCGACATCTATTTCAGTCGCCCCGATACCCGAAAACGTGAAAACAATCTGCTCATCTTCAAACCCATCTTGCGCATCGTTGAGGCGTGAGGAGAATACAGTTGTGCCTGATGCTCTGACCTTCCACGCGCGATTAACTGGGCCAGCTGAGAAATCTCCAAGCTGGATTGGTCCAAGAGAGAATGCAGTGAGGTAATCGACTGCGATGGCGTCTGGTCTACGTTCAAGAGACAATCCATCGTCAAGCCTTGTCGCAGCTGCATAGAAGTTCGCCTTGAACTCTCTGTCAGAAAGCGTGCTGATAGTCCCGATCTTAACAGGAGGATTCTCCTCATTAAACGAATCGGGAATACCATGCATCAGTCACGCCTCCACCACTGTCCACCGTCGTAGTCGCTTCTCAACACCTCAACACCAGCGTACTTGTCATTCCCTTCTTCCTTCGCCTGCGTTGGCACGATCGAATTGATGATCGAGATTTGGTGATTCTTGATCTGGTTTGCGCGAGCAATGTCACCGATGTCGATGAAGGCGCGCCACAATCCACCAAGCTGAATCACCTCATGCCACACGATCGGAATCGAAGGCAGATCGTTCGTATCGTCCAGATCACTGAGCACAATCCAGCGCTTCATAGTGATCATGTACACTTTGTTCGGCGTGGGCCACAGCCTCACGAAGCAGTTCTCCCTCGTGTAGCCCCACGGCTTGTCTTGCATATCCGTATCAGAATCATACAGATTGTCGTACTCGAACGTCTCCATGTAACGGAGCGTCTTAGTCTCTTTCGAGTACAGATCGGTAATCGCGAGCGACTTGACGGCATCGACTGGTGTCGGTACGTCATAGTTCCGCTCACCGATAACTGTATCGAACGTGACAGTCTTCTCTTTTTCCTTGAATGGGAACTTGTTGTCGATCTCCCACAATGCACGGTTGAGGTAGAGATCAATCTCAGCGTCTGTGAGATCAGGATCGCCGTCCTCGATACCCGTAGCCTTCCGGATACCCTTCCGCATGTTTGCGATATTGATTCCGGGCATTAGGCCACCTTCTCCGCGATCACTGTGATGTACTGTTCAGAACCACGAACTCCAAACGAGAGTTGAACGATAGCTGTTTCTCCCACGACAGGAATCATCATCCCATCATGAATGATGTTTGAAGCTTCGTAGCCCTCAACGTGCATCAGCAAGTTAGAATCAACCATACCTTGCACGCTGAGGCGCCACGAACCCTCATGGAGCCGGACAGCCGGCCCATGCTTGCATGACCGAGGATTCGCACCGCTTAGAAGCGCGAGTTTCACAACATCACCTTAGTACTTGGAACGTCCGCTGTTCGTCGAATCGAACGAACCGAGTGCTCGTCCGCCACCCTGAACTTCCCACACGACCAGAAGAGTCTGCGTGGCCGAGCTGGTGCCGCCGGTGTTGTTGATCGTGTCGTCCGCCGTAGCTGTGAACTCCCTGCCGATACCAGCAGCAGCGACGTTCACAGGCTGAACGAGGACAACTCGATCTCCCTTCTTGATACCCGTCACGGTGATGTTACCGGCGACAGCACCTGCCACCGTGCGGGAGCGGAGATCTTGGATGTCCATGATGAGGACGCCTTACGTCGGGTTCGAGCCCGACCAGCCACGCCAGTCGACGACCCAGATGAGGAAGCGCGTCGACGCCATGTACTTGGCGACGCTCGTGTCGAAGTCGAACGAGTCATCGAACTCGATCGCGCGACGCGTAAGGAACCACGCATCGTTCAGAACCGAGGACGTGAGGAAGTACGACTTCGGGTTCGTCTTGTAGTGCGAAACGACCATGTTCGGCTTCGGCATCCGACGACGAATCACGTTGTCGGTGTTGTCAGCCGTGAATGGCTCCAGCTGAGAGTTCCAGATGGCGAGCGCGGTGTTCATGTCGCCAGGCGCCGTCCCGATGATCAGCTTGTCGGGGAACGCCACGATCGGATCACCGTTCTCGTCCTTCATCACCGCCCAGAGATCGAACAGGCTGCTGATTCCGGTGACGGACAGCGCCACATCAGCGGCGGGACGGTTCGCGACCGTGACACCACTGTTGAGGAGCGTGTGCGCCGTGTGAATCAGCGGCAGGTTGTCGATCGTCCGGAAGTAGTTGCCGGTGAAGGCATCATCCAGGAACGCCGCCGCACGATACTCCATCGTCATGCGACCAGCATTCGCCAGCCACTTCGCGGACTGGTTCGCCTTGCCGTACTTGTCGTCCTCGACAGCCCGACGGGTGATCATGAAGCCAGCGGCGAACTCCTTGTCGACGCCGACCACGATCGGCCCGAGCTTCGGGTCATCGTAGATCACCGGCTCACCATCGCCACGCTCGTACAGGCGATTGAGGCCGGTCATGATTGTTGCCCGCTGTTCCGGATCGGTCGTGCTACCGGTCCTCAGATACTGCGGGTACTCGGGCTCCCACTGCTGGAACGAGTCACGGAAGTCACGCCGCAGACCCGGCCGAAACAGAGGAGCGAAATTGCCAGCGACTTGCATTGGCTTGCTCTCCTGGTGTTTAGTCGGTAAAGATGAGTACTACGCGGCCTGCCGAACCGTGCGGAGGATCTTGCAGAGGAAGAACGAGCCATCGGGCGACGGAACGATGTCGACGATCTCGACAACCTTCGCCGTCGTCTCAGCGAAGTCGATGACCCAGTCGTTGCCGACCTTCGCGACTCCGTACTGCTCCCCGATGTGAGTCTGGAGCGGCAG